GGTGTCGATGCCAATGTCCACCAACTCGATCTGCTGACGAAACTCGAGCGCGTCTTTCCCCTTCATCTGCTCGACGAGGTTGAGCGCATCGCCGACTTCGACTTTCTTACTATCGATCTCCATGATCCTGATGGCAAGACGGAACAAGTAGTCAGGCCGCTCCTCTGCAACTTTCCCCTTTGCCATGCGCTTGACATACTGATCCACTGCGCGCTCGTCGCTGCCCCGAAGCATGCGCCAGCCAACACGCTGCTTTAGTAGAGGAAGCTCGAACGTGAACGGTTCATGCAGTTCGGACACGTCACGCAGTCCAAGCTCGCGCAGCATGATTGCGTCATCCGCATATCGAACTTCGAGATCCTTCTCGAGGTCGATCTGCTGCGTCACCTTCTGGTTGCAGTTGTCACACTGGAAGGAGAACGAATAGTCTCCCCCGTAGGACAGGCAGCGGAGGTAAAACCAGAGATGCTGCCTGTCTACGAGGAGGAGTTCGCCTGGCGGGATGGGACAGTCAGTGAGGCGGGAGATCAGGCGATCCAATGTCTCCTGAAAGTTGACGTTGGGACTGACGAGAAGACGTTCTTCCTTGGTTCCCCACGGCTCTGCGCGAATGACGCCGCCTGGGATCTTGTCTCCGTAGAAGATGCCTTTGGATGCGAGGGTTAGTTCTCCAGCAAATTCTTTGCCCATGATTGACTCTCCTTGCTACGCGCATCAAGTAGCGCGTTGACGGTTAATTGACGAAGCGCTTGGGCTAAGCGCCGGTGATGCTCCTTATCGGTATGAAAGCTTTCTCCAGATCAACGCAAGTTGTGGTGCACAGAATCAGCTCCCGACCAAGCTTTCGGACCAATCTGCCTTGTCGACGCTGAGAGTCACCTCGATTTGGATCTGATCAGCCGAATCCATCGCGAGGCTTCCGCCGTTCACCGCCTGCGGCCAGCAGCCCTTGCACTTACACACACGACGAGAGGTCCCGTCGGGAGCGGTCAGAATGATCCAGCCGGTCTTCTTGTAGTCCTTGGCAAGACCGATCTTCCCGGTCTGAGGATCGTACACCTTCTTGCGCCAGCGCATGATCGCGCCACGTACGTCGACGTCGACGTAATCGCGAACGGTGAGCTGCATGTCGTCGACGCCGTACTGACCGGCAACCTTCCGCTTCTCGTTCTGATACGGCACTTCGACAGGATCGTTGCTCTCGTTCGGGAGCGCGAAGCCCTGAAGCGCCATCACAATCACATCTTTGTCTGCAGATCCGAGAGCGACCTCGAAGCTGAAGTTGTTCTGCCGCTGTGGTTCGAACGTTCCTGCTTCAGCGGCGATATGATCAGCAGCCTGTGGATTGGTAAGTGCCATCGTTTATCTCCTTCTTGTTGACGGTTAGGTTGACCAGGCTGTTATGCCGCCAGCTCTTGGAAGTTCGCGCCCTGTGGCGTGAGAATGAACTGGATCTCGATGATCTCGGCGGTCGGCATCGTCTTGATGTACAGCTTGTAGACCGACTTGTTGTTGTTACGGTCGTTGTCCGTCGTGGCCGCGATGATCTTGAACTCGCGGATTCCTCGCTTGGTCAGCACGTCGGTGAGCACAGGCTCGACGAGCTGCTTGAACTCGCGATCGAGAACCTCGTCGTTCGGATCGAAGACGAGCTGCCTCGCCGCCGTCGCGATCACTTTCTCGCAATACAGCAGCATGCGTCGCACGGAGACGCGGTTGAGAGCCGTCGTGGCTCGCTGCAGCGTCTTCTGGCCCCAAACGAACACACCCTCGCCGACGAAGTTGACGATCGGGTTGACGTTTGCGCCAGGCCCGTACAGCGAATCGCGGTCATCCTGGGTCGGCGAGTACCGAACGTCCTTCGACCCGATCACCTTTCCGCGCTTCATACCAGCAGGAGCGAACCACGGAGCCTGCTGGTTGTCGTTGTAGGCGAAGACTGCCGCGACGTGGCCCGACGGAGCGGTCCACACGTCCTCGTCGTGGATCTCGTCATAGACCTTCTGCCAAGCCCAGTACAGGCCCGCATAGCTCGAGTTGAGCGCGATGACGCGGACGTTGAGCCCGTTGTGCCAGTCGAGGACCTCCTGCACCGTGTCGATGGTCGTCCAATCGGGCGGATCGATGATAGCGAAGCAGTCCGCGCGCTTCTCAGCAAGCGCGATGAGAGCGTCGCCGACGTTCTGCGAAGTGACGCCAGGGCAAGCGACGAGGTTGATGTCGATCTTCTCGGCGTTGTCGAAGGAATGGAGGCCCGTCAACGCCGACGTGCTACCGATGTAGTCGGAATCGACGATTCCGGTGTACCCATCGTTGCCGCCGGAGATGTAGAACGCCTTGCCCGGAACCGGCTCGAGACGGTTGGTCTTCACAGTTGCCGAGAAGATCTGGCTGCTCGAAGTCATCTGCGTGGCCACATTCGAGCGGTCCATGTTGTAGACCTTCTCGTACTGAATCGAGCCCGAGCTGTTGGCCGTGAGAAGATCGAAGTTCTGCGCATCGCCGGAATTGCGCGACGGCGTGATTCTCATTCCGCTGCACCAGGTCCCCTTGGTGAGACCCTGGAACAGAATGGAACCAGGAAGAACCTCGTAATCGAGCGAGGTAAGCGCGCCACCAGGCCACGTTGCGACGTTGATCTGAAGAGTCGTCTGCTCGCTTCCGACCTTTAGCGCGGTGATGAGGTAGTCACCGTTGTTGCCCATGCTGACAGCGTCGTTGATGCGAAGGATGTCGCCGGCCTGAACCTTGTGGCCTTGGAACTTCGCAGCCGCAGAGAGAAACTCGCCAGCCGTCGAACAGTTGCCATCGGTTCCCTTCGAATTCGCCGAGTAAACGGTGAAATCGAGAGCAGTGAGCGGCCCAACCGGGAAGTCGCGATCCACGGTGAGCTGCGTTGCCGCAACAGTCGTGATCAGGTACGTCCCATTGTCGCCCGTTGTCGTGCCGTCGTTGACCAACAGGACGTCGCCGGCAACGACGCCGTTGATCGTGAAGGTGGACAGTGCCGAGGTGAAGATGCGGCCGGTCGACACGCCGGTTGCGCCGTCCGCGCCAGCTTCCTTCTTCGCCGTCCAGACATAGTAGGTTTGCGCGGTGAGGCTTCCCGTTGGCCAGTTGCGATCCACGGTGAGAACCGTTGCCGCAACGAGCGTGATCACGTAGAAACCGGCGTCTGCTCCGCCTTGAATCTCGACCATGTCGCCGGCAAGCACGCCAGCCGTGATGAAGGATGCGCCGGCAGAAGTGAGAGTTCTCGTTGCGGGAATGGATGTCGCGCCATCGGTAGCAGTCACGATGTAGTCGTTCGTCGGCCCTTGGATCGACTGCGCGGCATACTGCGCTGGTGTCGCCGCCGATTCGACGCGCGTGATGTAGAGCTTGTTGCCGCGCTTGAGATACTCGCGCGCTGCGAACCAGCCTTGACATGCCGACGAACTAACGGTTGGGTCGATTGGATCGCCGAAGAGCGCCTGCAGATTGCCGGTGTTTGTCACCAGCGTCGGCGTGCCGATTGGCCCTTTGGCGAAGGTGTGCGCCATCGCGAAGATGGTGTTGGTAAGCGTCTCCGCATAGAGGGACAGATCAATCTCTCTTGCGTAAGCGCCTGCGGATACGAAAGCCATGGCTGTCCTCCTTAGCGGAACGCGCTATTCGCTGCTCTTGGTTGTGGTTGCAAGTTTCGATTTCTTGGTTGACTTGGGCTCTTCGCCCAAGGACTCGTCTTTCGGCGGGAAGATCTGTTCACTGGTCTCCGCGATTGTGATCACCGGTTCGAACTTCTTCTTCGGTGTCACGTCCTCGAGGAGAATGTGACCTTTCTTCAGCAAAGCCATCACCTCTGGCCCGATCTCGTCGTCCTCGACGGTCATGCTCTGCTGATGACGAAGATCAACCGATGTCTTTTGCGCATGCAGAAGCGCGCCAGCCGGCCTTGTCAAGACGACAGGGACCGACTCACTCTTTCCGTGAATGTTCGTGATGCGGCGTTTCATTGTCCACTCGCTGTCTCGTTCCTCACGCTTCCACGTCCGTGAAGAAAGTCGTTGTTATCTGCGCTCCGCTGTC